AGGTCGATACTATAGCATCGACCTGACAGCGGCAACGGATCGTTTTCCGATCCGCCTCCTACAAATTCTCCTAGAAGAGATCTTCGGTCGGGATTACGCGTCCTCTTGGAGAGAGGTAATGGTCGGCCTTCCTTTTAAGTGCCCACCAGGGCCTGACTGTTTTTATGCAGTTGGTAACCCTATGGGTGCTTACTCCTCTTGGGGCGCCTTCGCGCTCAGTCACCACTTTGTGGTTTTCTGAGCGTGTCGTAACCTCAAGAAGAGTTGGAAGACCTCCCGCTACTTCCTCCTCGGGGACGACATCCTGATCGGGGACTCTGAACTTGGGGAGGAGTACTCCCGCCTTCTACAGCTCCTTGGTGTTGAGGTATCTCGCGCGAAGACATATGAGAACTCCGTTCTCTGTGAGTTCGCGAAGAGACACTTCTACCAAGGCGTAGAGGTCACGGGATTCCCTACCAATTCTCTCCTCTCTGCCCGATCGCCCGAGAGCGCGGTCGGGATTCTGATTGGAGAGGAAAGGAAGGGTCTCCTTCCCAAGTCCGGGATTCCTGGCGCTGTAGGACTCCTTACTCACGCCTTCTCTCCCGATAACGGATCGCCAGGTACAGCGGTCCGCTCTCGGAAAAGGAGGGCGCGAGAGAGTGAGATCGTGACACGGGTCCTAATGGGGCAGGTACCGGTTGAGGAGGGTGTAACCCAACTCATTAACGGGTACCCGTCCCTGAGGGAAACCTGGGCGGCAGTCACTCCCGGTCACCGGGGGCGACTGTTCAATCAGGCCTGTCTCGATCTCCTCTGGGAGTCCCTGGGCGGCGAGGATGAACAGGCAGCAGACTCCTGGGGGTGGATGGTCAGTGACATCTTTGATGCCATTGCCTCCCACTCCAAGGGTTGTGTCTACTGCCCACCTCGCATCCCTGACAGCGTTTCGGGCTACGAAGCAACGCTCTGGAGTTCCATTCCTCACACCGCAGTTTATCTGCAGTGTGAGCTACGGAACTTCCGAGCTACCCGCGACTACCGCCTTGGCTATACCCTTTCGGTTGACGAGTGGCCGGACTTTGTCCGGTCCCTCCTCATCCGGCAGGATGGTCTCTCCCATCTGGAGAGGTCAAAAGCCAGGATGGTAGTCGCGAGTCGCCTCGCAGGGAAGGTGGTGTCTAGGGCGAAAGGTAAAACTTCTGATCTCCGAGTTACGGAGGCCCAGGCCACCAACGCTTCTATCCTTCACATGCCATCCCCTTTCGGGGTGGCATGTAACATGTTTGTGCATGAGGATCCTCACCTTAAGGTGAGCACGCCCCCTGCACTGACATGGAGGGATAGTAGGCGTCGGCTTGCCTGGGCCTTCTCGGAGACCAGGAGCCCTTTCGCTCGGTCCCCAAGCGCTCGGCGTCCTAAGCGGAGAGTTCACTCTCCGATTTAGGCGACAGCTTGAGGACCAAGGAGACGGTTCTCATTCCGTCCCCACTCTGCTGCTTCCACAGAGCGGGTTGGGTATTCGGAACGGGAGCCGTTTCCTCCTGGACCCCACCCCGGGGAGCCCTTGCTCCCCTGCAGGTTACCTTGCTGACCAGCAAGGCCCTGCCTCCTGAGGAAAACCCGGTTTGGTGACCGGGGGGGCCCTCAGGAGCATACCGGC